TGTAACGGGTCGAGACTGTAATTTAATAAATGTTTTCGACAAGTATCATAAAGTATGCCGTGAACGTATGCCTGACTTATCAACTAAGGAAAAAATCCGAGCATTCCAACGATCCAAAGGATTAGAACCTACAGGTAAGATAGGACCTTTGACCCGCATAGCCATATGGCGCATCAAATATGAACTAGACTGAGTAAACGATGACAACGATATTTTTAGATATGGACGGAGTAGTGGCTGATTTTGACAGCTACGCTGAACCCATAGTGGGATATCGCACACCAGGTGGCAAACGTTACAATGATGAAGACTGGGCTAAGATATCTGCAGACCCGAGGCTATATAGTAAACTGCCCATGTTACCTGATGCAGATCGCTTGGTTAAAGAAGTCTCGGAATTGGCCAAACAGCACAAGATGGATGTAAAATTCCTTAGTGCTATTCCTAGATATAACAATGTGCCCTGGGTTTTCTGGGACAAGATCAAATGGATCGAATCACGCTGGCCAAAGATACCCGTATGGTTTGGTCCTTATAGCGCAGACAAACAGGTCCATTATCAGCCAGGCGATATACTCATAGATGACAGAGACAGTAACATCCAAGAATGGCGAGCACGGGGCGGATTTGCTGTATTACACGAGGGTGATGTGATAGCTACTCTTTTTGAATTACGTAGTCTAGTGAACAGTTCTACTCGCTAGATGTCCACCTTCTCTGTTGATAAAGAATTTAAATATCTCTTCAACACGATCACTGGCAGTCACTTCTGTTTCTGGTAGGCTAATACCTTTAAGCGTACCATCTTGTCTCACGACAAAAACATAATCCTCTGGTGCGATATCACCTAATACATCATCGTCTGCGTTTAAACTGAGGGCGTTTGAAGGCTCTACTGTGATTTTTGCCATTGTCGTTTTCCTTAAAATACTTGACATTTGCACGCACCTTTTTCAGCAACAATTTTGTCACTTCATGGTCTCGCCCGAACGCCTTGTAATATTGTTTTAGATCTGGGCTGTTTATTTTGCTACTACTAGTTATATTTAACTTATATTGCATAAGATATTGCCTAGCCGCTATGTTTTGAGCATAGGCATCTATTTCGTCAGGATCACCTAAATATTCTTGATCCATACGTTTTTTAACATTTTTATGATCACTCTTATATGTGTTCCTGTGATAGCGATATCTGCGATGGCGAAACTGTCGCTGATGTTCGTATTCATGTACAAGTGTTTCAACTAGATCGATAGCTATCTTGTCGGCCATTTCTGTTGTAACAGTCATGGGCACAGTCTTGGGATGATTTAAGATAAAATCGATGATAAATTGTTTTTTCTTCTGCTCATCAAGTCCAGGGTCATATTCTGCGCCTATGGAAAATTCTCCTGGGTCGAGTGCACCTTTAGCCCCTGTAAATAATTTAACACGTACAGGATGTTGGTGTTTGTTTAGATGTTTGCTCAGTCGTTTGACAAAATTACGTGGGGTGATACGCTCTCCAATAAGCGTAGATAACCATTCATTGATGTGTTGATATTCTACAGTTGGATTTAAGTACATGATTATCTTCCACCGGATAAGTCAAAAGGAGTACCTCTGAGTCCTTCTACTCCTGTACCTGTCTGACCTTGTATCTGTTCAGATCCAAATGATCCACCTTGGCGACTAGATCCGCTTACTGTCCCGCTACTTGGCACACTTGGAGCGGAGCCACCACCGCCCATTATTTTAGCACCAGCATTAGTCGCTAGACTGCTGTCCGTACCAGCATAGGCAGGCACACCTTCGAAAGGATTTGTCTTTAATGGACCCATACCGTTAGCACCAAATAGATCGTTATTCTTACCTTCAGCTAGGCTTGCTTTGACTGCTTCACCGTATTTGGTACTAGTATTAGCCATGTTACGTAGCATAGTACCTACACTACCTTCATTCATTTCTTTGCCATAAGTTGGTAGTTTGGTTGCAAAGCTCATCACACCAGTTAAACTTTGTGTAGCTGGCGCTGTGACCGTAGTTATATCTGCCGAGGTTAAAAAAGTATTAGTAGTGGACAGTTTTGTGTTCAAGGCTGTAATTTTTGCATCAGTAACGCCTTCAGCTAGTGCATCTAATTCTGCAGATCCTGCTACTGGCCCTAAGAAATCCTGTGCTGTTGGTACTGTGCTAGATCCTATTAGATTTTGTATGGTAGATGCATGTGATTGCATTAAACTATTCAGAGTTGGATGTGCAGCGTTCACCAATGGAGTAGGAACTTTCTGTATGTTAGCAAAAAAACTTGGAGCCTTGACAGAATCTATTATAGTACCTCCTCCCATGTCCTTGAATTTGGTAGTTAGTTCCTCCATGCCCGTGAAACCTGCAGTATCTGCTGGATTAGCAGTTTTGGTATAATCACTTAAATCTTTTAGTCCTTGTATGCCTGTGCCTGTCTGTCCTTGTATCTGTTCTGATCCAAATGATCCACCTTGCCTGCTAGTTCCTTGTGTTGTAGGAAATCCTGTGGTAGTTGGTGCCCCAAATGTAGAAGAACCACCTGTTGGCACAGTAGTTGCTCTAGGTGCAGATGCTGTGCTACCTGTTAAGAAATCTGGTGTCTTATATAAACTACTGTCAGATCCAGTATAACTAGGTAAACCAGCGAACGGATTGTTGATTTCAAATTGTTCTGCTGTGGCATTGATCGCCGCTGGATCTTTGATATTTGTTAGTACTGAGGATATCTTGTCTGCATATACAGGATTATGTATGTCATTGAGATCTACCCCTGCATCAATTAATTTCTGATTTACACCTGTAGCATTAGCTAACTTGTTTTTTGTCAGAGCTTCTACCATGCCACTAGGTGTACCAAAGTGTTTGACATCTATGCCGTTAAACATGGTTCCTGTTGATGCCATGGCCTTGCCTGCACCTGGCAAACTACCAAAGATGTTGGTGAGTCCACGATCACCCATGCTTGACATGTCATTGATACCGCTACCAAAGTCGCTGTAAGAACTATTACTTAAAAAGTTTGTGGTATTTAACACATCATTGCTGTTGGCGATATGTGATTGTATCTTACCAATTATAGTACCAAAACCACCTGCATCGTCTCTATTAAATAATTTACTTTGTATTGTAGTAAGAGTGTTAAGGGCAGTATTTGCATTTACATTAGCTGGATAGCTTCCACTGCTGGCCACAGTCTGTAGATTATCCATGGCTGTTTTAACATTTGCAGCTAAATCAAAAGCGGCTCCGCCACCCTGTGCCATACCTACCATTGCAGTCAGCGTAGCAGGAGTAAGTGCGGCTTTAGGCATACCGATGGCCACATATTGCCCATCAGCAACTGTAGTCATTGATCTTGCGCTAGCAATTATATCTGCCATTTCTACTTCCTATGTAATTATTCCACCTTTGGATACTGGTTGTATGCCAGTGGTGGTTTTAATATAATGATTCTGCACATCCTGTATAGTTGGTGCGTGCATCATCACATGACTTTTTTCTAATCTTATACTCTTATTTAAGTCACTGGTAAAGAGGCTCTGTAACAGACCTAGACCTTGTTGGCTAGGCATTACCGTACAGGGTTTACTGACTACAAAAGCGTCATCACGGTCTTCGATTATTTTTGCCACTATCTCGTCGCCATTCAGTATCTTAAATGTCACGATGTCATCTTGCCTGTATTTTTCATTAGTTATTAACACTTAATGCTCCTATGCGTTCTTGAATTTGCCCAGCTGATAATTTTGCCAGACCATGATAACCACCTTCTACAAATAATTGATAACCTAAATAGATCTGTGGAGCACTACGATGTCCTTGTGCAATTAGCCAGTCGCGTGCTTCTGGATCTTCATCTATCTTAATTTCTTCAAATGCTATTCCATTAGCCTTAAGTAGATGTAATGCTTTAGTGCAAAACGGACAATGATTTTTACTGTATACTGTTAACATCCTATAACTCCGGTAAAGCATCATAATCAACGCCTTCACTCATAACGCCGATTACATAATTTGTTGATTCATTTTCTTGTAAAGCAGTTTGTTTCTTGCTGGTATCTGAATGCTTGTTAAACCAAGGTATAGGTGTGGTCTTAGGTGCAGGGCTTTGATACTTGATGCCAATTTCTTTTAGCGCACCAACCGCGGTATAGTCTACGAACTCTTTTAGGATATTAGCATTAAGACCGATCACAGGACCTAGCTTAAACAAGTAGTCAGCCCAGGCTTTCTCTTCATTGATAACATCTAAATACATTTGATAGACTTCTTCTTGACACTCTTCCTTGACCTTGGCAAAACGTTGATCTTCTTTGACCACCTGATTGATCAGCCAAGCAGTCCACTCTTTGTGTAGTAGTTCATCTTGTAAGATCAAACTGATAATGTTGCCATTGCCAATGAAGATCTTGTTTTCAACCATGGCAAGGCTTGTAGCAAATGATACCATGAAGCGGAATGCTTCGAGACCATAGCTGGCATTTAGTGCCAACCATATGGCTTTGATATGATCCTTTTCGTCAATCTTATGCCCTAGTTCTTTTTTACAATTAATAATGTGTAGGGCATCATAATAGATACCAATATTACTAGCCATGCTAACAATCTCTTGTGTATCATGGATAGTATTAAAAACATCTTTAGGTACATTATAAATGTTGCGTATGATATGGCTGTAGCTACGTGAATGTATGTTAGTTTCAAAGAAACTCCAATTATACATTATTGCTTCTAGTTCTGGAATACTCGCCACTGGAGTAAATACCTGTGCTGGACCCCTGCCTTGCAGGCTATCTAAGGCCGTCTGTCTCAGTAAATTGCTGGTAAAGATGTGTTTAACAGTATTGCTGGCATCTTTGAAGTCATTAGCATCTTTGGTTAAGTTCACTTCTTCTGGTACCCAGAAGAAACCACGAGCAGTTTGCTCTAGTTTAACTAATTTATTATACTTAACTTCTTCAAAACGTTGAATGGTCACAGGACCTGTTGGGTCAAGGAACATCTTGCGATTAAGATAATCAGTGTCGTGTTTAAGATCGTATTGTTGTTTACTCATTACAGTTTACATGCCTCACAGTCTTCTTCTTGTTGTTCTACAGTTTCTGGTTGTGCTTGTGTTTCTATCACTTCATCTAGTGACTTACTACCTGCTTTATTGATAAGACTGTAATAGAAAGTCTTTATACCCCATGCGTGTGCCTGCATTAGATTTTTAGCAATCAGCGTGCTAGGCACTTTACGCCCATCGAAGTAGGCTGGATTGTAAAATGTATTAGTGCTGATGCTTTGATCTACGTAGGCGGCCAACACTGCGGCTGTTTTTAAATAGCCTATACAGTCAGTTTGTTCCCACATGAGTTGATATTTATTCTTTAATTTATTATATTCAGGAACAACCTGTATAAATGATCCTGCTTTAGATTCTTTAACTGAAATCAGACTCATAGGCATCTCAATACCATTAGTTGATCCAATAACCACGCTAGAACTTTCAACAGGAGCAATGGCCATTAATGTAGCATTACGCACACCATAGCTTCGCATATCGCTACGTAGTTGTTCCCAATCTAGTTCACGTGTTGGGCTAAAGTCTGCTAGTTTGTTTACTGCTTTAGCACGGCGTTCCCAAGGAAAATGTCCTTGGCCATAACGTGTGTGTTCACTGTGCAGACACGCACCACGTTCTTTTGCTAACTCTACTGTGGCTTCTGTTAAGAAAAATGCCTGATGTTCCATCCAAGTTTTAACTTCTTGCAAGGCATCTGTCTCACCGTATTTTAAATTACGTTTAGCATGCCAGTAAGCAAGGTTAGTAACACCAATACCCAATGGTTGTATTTCATCGTTGCTTAACTTACTTTGTATGCTCAAGAAATCCTGATAATCAAGGATATTACATAATGACCTTTGTAGGATACGGCAAGCACGACGCATGTCTTCTGGGTTACGGAAAGCACCCCAATTGATGCTGCCAAGTGTGCAAAGAGCAATACGACCTTTATCATCATCTAAACGCTTAAATGGTTTAGTAGGTAATAAGATTTCACAACATAAGTTACTTTGATAGATAGTGTGATACTCAGGGTCAAATGGGCCTTGGTTCATTACATTGTCAATGAACACAAGATATATACGTCCAGTATCAGTACGTTCTTTTAATATGCCAGATTTAAACACTTCTTCAGCTGACAGAACTTTCTTACGTAGTCCTTTTAGCTTTTCATACTTCTCATATAATTCTTCAAAGAGTTTTGTGTCTTTGTAAAACGCTTCATATAGGTCAGGAACTTCGTTAGGATCAAAGAATGTGATATTTTCTTTATTCTTAAATCTGCGCCAGAACATAGCGTTAAGCACAACACCATAGTCCATGTGTCGCACTCGAGTTTCTTCTGTGCCTTGATTGTTTTTCAATACGAT